TGAGAGTCACCAACTGCCGCAAGACGCTCTCTCAGGTCAAGGCAGAGACCAAGGCCCATTACGTGCTCAATGGAGGCATGTGGAACCCGGATGGCACCCCCTGCCCGCTGCTTAAAGCGGGCGGGGTAATGCGCTCCGGCACGCCCTGGCGGGCGGTGGGCTACGCCTGGGACAAAGGCCCGGACATCCGCATGACCTCCGAGTACGGGGGAGCGGCCAACTTTATCGCTGTGACCGCCATCATTGCCTCCGGCAAGCCAGTGGATAAGCCCTCCTACGGCTCGGCCCAGGGAGGCAAGCGGGGGCGGAGCGCTATTGGCCTCCGTGGTGGAAGTCTAGCCCTCTACTGCTCCTCGGACGGCACCGACGCAGCAACGCCGGAGGCTCTGCGGGACGAGCTGGCCGGGCTGGGCTGGTCCTCCGCCGTTATGCTGGATGGGGGCGGCTCCAGCCAGTGTGACTTTGGCGGAGAGCGCATTACCGCCAGCCGCAAGGTGCACAACTGGATTTGTGTCTGGCTCAAACAGGGCGGCCAGAAGCCGCCGGAAGAGGAGGACAAGCCTATGAGCAAGCATACTGTATGCCTTGACCCCGGACACGGGCCGGGCAACGTCAACGGATCCCCGGACGGCACCTACAAAGAGTGGGAGTTTACGTGGGATATGGCACAGCGTGTCAAGCCGCTGCTGGAGGCCAAGGGGGTGGGCGTGGTGCTCACCAAGACGGCGGACAACTACCCCAGCCTGACGGAGCGGGCCAACATCAGCAATAAGGCAACGCCGGACTGCTTTGTGAGCATCCACACCAACGCCGCCGGAGAGGGCGGATGGTCGAGCGCGTCGGGGCTGGAGATCTACACCAGCGCAGGGCCCATGACGGCCCAGCGCAATGTGCTGGCCTCCAAGCTGGTCAACGCCTTCCACGCCGCCGGGGTGTCCCTGCGGAGTGAACCTATCAAGCACGAGCTGTATACTGTGCTTGCCAAGACCGACGCCCCCGCCGCGCTCATTGAGTATGGCTTCCATACCAACAAGATGGACACGGAGTATCTCAAGGATAGCAAGTACCGGGACAAGCTGGCCGAGGCCACCGCAAAGGGCATCTGTGAGTTCCTGGGCGTCGCGTGGCAGGCCGATCCAGGAGAGGACAACGCAGATACCCCGGACGCCTGGTCCGCTGAGGCGTGGCAGAAAGCCAAAGACAAGGGCGTGCTGGACGGCACCCGTCCCCGTGACAATATGACCCGGCAGGAGCTGGCCGTGGTGCTGGATCGGCTGAATCTGATTTGATGGAGGTACATATTATGGACATTTCTTCTTTGGGTATCACCGGAGTAGCAGTCATCACTGTGATCTGCTTCCTCGTCGGCCAGGTGGTTAAGGCCACCGGCTTGGACAACAAGTGGATTCCCATCATCTGCGGTGCGTTTGGTGCGGTGCTGGGCATCCTCGGCATGTTTATCATGCCCGAGTTCCCGGCTTCGGACTATTTGACCGCCGCCGCTGTCGGCATTGTGAGCGGACTTGCGGCCACTGGTATCAATCAGGTCTATAAGCAGTTGACTAAGGAGGGCTGATGCCCATGGAGTGGGTAGGCCCACTGATTTCCGGCGCGGCGGTCGTCCTGGTGGCAATCATTGAGGCGGTCGCCGCGCGTGAGCGGAAACGCATCAAAGCGAACAATCAGAAGAGCGATGCCCTTATGAATGGGGTACAGGCTCTGCTAAGACGTGAAATCATTGCCGAGTACAACCACTACTCGGAACAGCGCTATATCCCGATCTACGGTATGGAGAACGTGCTGGACATGTACAACGCCTACAAGGCATTGGGCGGGAATGGGATGGTGGCAAAACTGGTGGAGGCCCTGAAACAACTGCCCACAGAGCCGCCGGATAGAACGGAGGGTGGTTCAAATGCCGAGTAATCTGCTGAATGCTGACACCGGGTTCCCGGATTTAATGGGGAACCAGAGCACGGATGAGAAGTTCCGCATGGTGAGCGATTACCTCTACATGCTGCTGGAGCAGCTTCGCTACTCAATGGCGAACCTGGGGCGGGAAAACTTCAACGACACCGCCTTTCAGGAGATTGCGGGCCTGATTACGGAGCCGGTTTACATCCAGCTCAAGGACGTGGAGGGAAACCTGTCCTCCCTGACGGTGACCGCGGAGCAGTTGATTTCCCGCATGACGGATGCGGAGGGAAACATTTCGGTTCTCCAGCAGACCTCCACCAGTTTGACCAGCCAGGTGAGCGACCTGGAGGGGAACGTCTCCACATTGCAGCAGTCGTCCAAGGCGCTGGAGGTGCGGTTGACAAACGCGGAGGGAGACCTGTCCCGCATCACGGTAACCGTGAACGGCATCACACAGTCGGTCAGCGACCTGGAGACCGGACTGAGCCAGACCCTGCGCATAGCCCCCAATGGGGTGACCATCACCAACGCCAGAGGGGACACCCTCACCATCGACGGCGGACAGATTGACGCCACAAACCTGAACCTGTCCGGGCATATCACATTCAACGATTTCAGCTCCCGGTTGCAGGACGACTTCGATCATGTGGAGCAGACCGCGCAGGATGCCTATGATATCGCCGACAAAAACCGGCTGCCCAATTACATCAAATCGACTTACATTGATTCCACGGAGATCCGAAGCCCCACCATCAAGGCCAATGAGTTCAGCGTATACCCGCAGGCGGCGGGCGGCGGCAGCTTCAATATGTATGGTCAGTATAACGGTAGTCTATACCACATGCTGGAGATTTCCTATTTCGCAGGCAGCGCCCCATCCGTCGATTTCTCCTCCCCTGCGGGCGCTTTGGCGACGTGGGATTTTCTGTCCACCACTGTACGCGGCAGCGTCGATTTCAGCAACGCAAATGTGTACGGGCTGGACGTGGAAGCCGTGTTCGCATAGGAGGCGGAAGTATGGCAAGTTTGAGTCTGAGCAGCGGTGAGGAAGAGTTTGGCTGGAGGATTACGGGGCTGGGCTCTGCCTTTAACCAGGCCAACGGCTATGTGGAGGCTGGCATCACAAAGTATCAGTTTACGCACTCATCCAGCAGTATTTCAGGTGTAGTGGACAGTGTGCGGGCCCCCGCCTCCGGGGGCTCCACCTCCACAACCCGGCGGTGGGTGGGCTACGACCCCGGTACCTACGATTTTTGGGGCTACACGCGGGTTAAGGATGGAACGTACTGGCCGGCCGGTTCCGGTACGGTTACGGTGGAAAGCCCGGCGGCGCAGAGGCCGGACGACTGGGACTGGTCTTCTGTGATCCGGGCCGGGCGTCCGGTGCGGATCTCCGCCTATGAGTGGAACCAGTTCTGCAACCGAATCAACGATTTCCGACTTTATGTGGGACTACCGGAGTACGGGGCCTTTGAACGGGCCTATTCCGGAGACCCGATTACCGCTGAAATCGTGGAGCACGCGGTCTACGCGATCCGGGCGATGGACCCGCCCGTCTCTACCCCCCGCGCCCCGGCCAGGGGCGACCTGATGCGGGCGAGCATTTTTCTGGATCTGATGGACTCTCTCAATTCAATTTGACTAAGGAGGCACAAGTATGAACGACGCGCGGAACGAAATCAATAACGCCTACAATTTGCTGTCGGCCCTTCCGGTGCGGGGCGACGCGGTGGACGTGGTCGCGGCCTGCCGGATGGCGCTGCGCCGGGCCCTGGAGCTGATGGCTTCCCAGCAGTCCGGCGATACGGAGCCCGGCGGGGACGTGAAGGAGGAGTGAGCATGCTCCCGGATATGGTACACGCCGACGGCATCCGCAAGTATGGGCAGACCCGCTTCGGAGGCTATGACCACCGGCTGGCCGCCGGAGACGGGACGCTTTGGGACATGAAGAACCTGACCAGCGACCTCGCCCCGCTGCTCTCCGCACGGCGGCCCCGGTATCTGGTGGAGACCCTGGCAAAGCCCAACGGCCTGTATGCAAAGGACGGGCTGTACTGGGTGGACGGCACGGGCTTCTACGCCGGGGGAGAGAAAAAGGGCGACGTTGCGGACGGGCGCAAGCAGTTTGCCGCCCTGGGGGCCTACATCATCATCCTGCCCGACAAGGCGTATTACAACCGCCTGACGGGGGAGTTCGGAAGCCTGGAGGCAGGCTGGAGCGGGAGCGCGAAGATTCAGGACGGCACCTACGCGGAAGAGGAGGCCGAGGCCAACACCATCTACGCCTCCGGGGCCGACTGGGATTCCATCTTCAAGGTGGGGGACGCGGTGACCATATCCGGGGCAAAGACCCACGAGAGCAACAACCAGACCATTGTCATCCGGGAGATTGATGGGGACAATCTGCGGTTCTATGAAAACTCCTTCACCATCAACAAGGGCGGCGACACGGAGGAGCTGACGGTCAAGCGGGAGGTGCCCGAGCTGGACTTCCTGTGCGAGAACGAGAACCGCCTGTGGGGCTGCAAGGGCGACACCATCTACGCCTCCAAGCTGGGCGATCCCTTCAACTGGAATGTGTTCGACAAGGTGAGCACCGATTCCTACGCGGTGGACGTGGGCAGCGCCGGGGACTTTACCGGGTGCTTTGCCTACCGGGGCTACCCGGTGTTCTTCAAAGAGGAACAGATTTACAAGGTCTACGGGGACAAGCCCAGCAACTTCCAGGTAATGAGCAGCGCGTCCCTGGGGGTGGAGGCGGGCAGCCATGCCAGTCTCGCCATTGCGGGGGAGACACTGTACTACCTGAGTAGGGTGGGAGTGGTGGCCTATTCCGGCGGCATCCCGCAGAGCGTCGCCGCCCCCTTCGGGACAGACCGCTACCGCAACGGCGTGGCGGGCAGCGACGGGGTGAAGTATTACGTCTCCCTGGAGGACAGCACAGGCGGGCACACCCTCTTTGTCTACGACACCCAAAAAGGCGTGTGGCACAAGGAGGACAGTCTGGAGGCCGTTGGCTTCGGGTGGGACACGGAGCTGTACTTCCTGGGGGCGGACGGCAGGCTGTGGCTCAACGGAAATACCCGCACCGTGCCGGAGGACGCCGCACCAGAGGGCGCGGTGGAGAGCATGGCGGAGTTTGCCGACTTCACCGAGGGCGACGCCAACAAGAAGGGCACCGCCAAGCTCCAGGTACGCATGGAGCTGGACGCCGGGGCGTCGGTCAAAATCGAAATGCAGTTTGACAGCGACGGGGAGTGGCGGGAGGTGACCACCCTCTCCGCCACGGTGAAGCGGAGCTTCTACCTGCCCATCATCCCCCGCAGAAGCGACCACTTCCGCATCCGCTTTTCCGGCACCGGCGGGTGGCGGCTCTATTCCCTGGTGCGGGAGAGCTATTCCGGCAGCGAGCTCAAGAGCAGGCCGGGGCGGCAATAAGAAAGGAGAGCCCTATGGCGAAAAGCAGATATACCTATGACCAGTTCCGGAAGTCGGCGCAGGACAGCGGGCTTTGGGGCCAGTTCTCCCAGGCCGACCTTTCGATGGCCCAGCAGAACCCGGATTTCGGCATGTCCATCCTGAAAACCAAGCAGGACTACCGGAACGCCACCACCGACGAAGCGAGGGCCGCGGCCCACCGGCAGGCGGACGCCCTGCGCAGCTCCTGGGGCGGATACACCGGGGGCGGGAATGGCGGCAGCTTTGTCCTTGACCCCATGTCGCCCCGGAACTTCGAGTATGAGGCGGCCCCCACCTATGAAAGCCGCTATGACGACACCATACAGGATTTGATCGCGGGGCTTCTGGATCGGCCGGACTTCTCCTACGACCCGGCCACCGACCCCCTCTACCAGAACTACCGCAAGCAGTACACCAGGGAGGGCCAGCGGGCCACGGCGGATGCCCTGGGCGCCGCGGCCGCCGCCTCCGGCGGAATCCCCTCCTCCTATGCCAACGCCGCCGCCAACCAGGCGTCCAACTACTACGCGGCCCAGTTGACCGACAAGATTCCAGACCTCTACCAACTGGCCTACAACCAGTATCTGAACGACTACAACATGGATTTGAGCAACCTGGGGGTTGTCCAGGGGGCGGAACAGAGCGACTACGACAAATACCTTAACCAGCTCAACCAGTACAACACCGACCGCAATTTCAGCTACGGGCAGTTCCTGGACGAGCTGTCGTCTCAGAACCAGCGGCGTACCGATGCGCTGAACGAGGCGGTTCTGCGGGCGGAAATGGGCGACTACGGCGGCCTGGCAGACCGTGGATGGGACACCAGCAACATTCCCTATGAGTGGGAGAAGCAGCAGAGCATCGAACAGCAGAACTACGAGCGGGAGCAGGCGCTCAGAGAGCTGGCACAGGCGCAGGTGGACAATATGCTCCAGACCGGCACCATGCCCCCGGCTGAACTTCTCCAGCAATCGGGGTATTCCCAAGATTATGCCAACGCACTGGGCAGCTATTATAAGAATCAGCTTGCCCAGCAGGCGAACCGGGGCAGAAGCATAGGTGGGGGAAAGGATAGGAGCGGCAATCAGCTTTCGTTCTCTGAGGCGAAGAAGCTGGCGGAGAACGGTTACTTCGGTGACGAGGTGCTGTCGGTTCTTCGCTCCAACGGGTACTTCGACGCCGCGATCACAGCTATGTATGGATGGGAACCCACCAAGAGCGGCGGCCCCACCGCTGGGAGTGAGCAGGTGACGAACCGTACGGACGAAGCCGCCTCGGACTGGATTCATGTTCCCGGCTTTGGCCGCCTGACCTATCCTGAACTGGAGCACTATGTGGATACGGGCGCAATTATTGAGAGTTACGACGAGAGAACCGGGAAATATACTTATCGGAAAGCGTAGGGTGTCACGATGGCAAGTGAATTTCTTCGGAGAAAGGCAGAGGCGTCTCGGCGGGAAATCGATCAGGAATATGGGCCTTCGTATTATGGCGGGAGTGAATACGTGTCCCAGCTTCCTGCGGCTGAAAACCGAGGCGGGTTTTCTCAAGGGAGCGGCGCGGGGCGCGCTCCGGCGCAGCGGACGGTAAAATCCGCGCCGCCCGCCGCGCTGCCTGAGAGCAAGGGGAAAGCCCTGACCCTGCCCAAAGCGGGAGAGAGGGGCTTCCTGGCGGGTGGGGTGAGCGTGGAGGGCTCCCCGTTCCTGTATGGTAGCGAGCGGGCGGCCGCCGCCCTGCTCGGTGCAGGTGAGGGCGTTACGGACTTCATCGGCAGCGGCTTCTATAAGGGAGTGCAAGGGATTAGTTCTCTTGGTGGCCTGGCTCCCAATCCGGTATCGGAGTGGGCCGGGCGGAACGCCGACGCCTTCCTGGAGAACAGCGTCACGCGGGACTATGAGGAGAGCATCCGTGAGCGATACCGCCCCAGTCAGGGGGCGGAGAATGTAACTGGCATCGGACAGGCCATCGTGCAGATGCTCCCCGGTATCGGCGCGTCCAAGGCCGTGTCCGCAGCAGGGAAGGGGCTCAACGCCGCCCAGGCGATTTCCCGCGGGGAGAACGTGGGCCGGGCGCTGTTCGGCCTCCAGGCGGCGGGCAACGCGGCCAGCCAGGCCAAAGCGGAGGGGGCGACATCCGGGCAGGCCCTGGCCTTCGGCGCGGCCTCCGGGGCCCTGGAGACCGCCATTGAGGGCATCGCGGGCGGCATCCCCGGCCTGGGCGGCGGCAAGGTGGAGCAGATTGCCGAGGCAGTCAAGGCCAGCCCCCTGGTCAGCCGGGCCCTGGGTATTGCGGGCGAGGGCGGCGAGGAGGCCCTTTCCACCGCCCTCACACCCTATTTGCAACGGGCCATTTATGACCCGGACGCCCCCAACGCCACGCTGGGAGAGATCGGGCAGAGTGCGCTCATGGGCGCGGTGGCCGCCGGAGTGCTCCAGGGCGGCCTGGAGCTGCCGGGGGCGATTTCCAATGCGGCATCCGACATCAGAACCACCCGGAGGGCTATCGGGAGCAACGAGGACATTGCCCGGAGAGCCACCGCCAATATCCAGGCAGGCCAGAACATGGCCCGGTACGCCAGCGGCAATCCGCTGGCCGTTACCTTACCGACGGCCGAAGAAGCCAAAAGCGGCCTCTTTCTGCCCGGCTCCCCCGCCTACCAGCGCAGCGCCGTTGACAATCCAGCCGGGGCGGGCTATGATGGAGGCACACAAAATATTCGGACAGGAGGCGTGAATGATGGCGGAGGAGAAGCGACAGCTCGCGAACTTCAAGGAGTTTATGCAACAGATGTACGGGGCGGAGGTCAGAGAACTTACACTGGAGGAGAAAGAGCATCTTCACAAACTGATGGAAGAGAGAACCGAGAAACGGCTGAATGGGCAGACGGAGGCGTAACGCATGAGCGAAGACAAGCATCTGACCTGGGAACAGGTCGTGGAGGGACTATACGGCTTCAAGCCGAAGAAGCGGGTATACACGGCGGAAGAGATGGACAGATACCGGAAACGGCTGGAGCAGTATACCGTGGAGAAAGCGGCGCAGCGGGGCAAGCAAGAATCGGAGAATGGGCCAGGGGGCACATAGTCGAAAACCCTTCTTCACCTGCTGTAAATCGTGCGCTTGGACAGGCAAAAGCCTATACACCTGATGCGGTTGTTGTAGAGGATAGTGTCATAAAAGCACACAGGCCGAATACGCTCGGACTTACATCGGATGGAGTAATTTATCTTTCGGATGCCATCCCGGAGGAGTTGTCCGCCGTTGTCCCTAACCACGAGATTATCCATGCACTAAAACAGCGCGGCAATGAAGCTTACCGCAGCTTTGTGGATACGGTAGGTGAACGTATAGCATATACAGGAGATCCGACTGGGGTTCTGGACGTTGTAATTGAAAGCAGATATCCAGGAAAGACATTGTTTGATCTGTCCATGGAAGAGCTGGACACCGTTTATGACGAACTCAATGCCCTGGTCTGGGGCTACTACAAAGCAGATCCGGAGAACGCGCGGGCACAGTTCGCCGGAGTGTTCCAGGATTACGATGCGTACATCCAAGAGCTGGATACTATCATGGAGGGTGCGAGGCAGCCGGTGGAGAACCAGACCGGCGCCGGGCCGACCCAGGCGCAGGGCCCGGAGAGCTCGGTGGGCGCGCCTGCTTACCGGGATGTGGCGGACAACCCGCTCACCACAATGCTCCCCACCGGGGAAGAGGCGCTGGCCGGGAAGCGGGCCTATCTGCCCGGCTCTCGGGAGTACCGAGGGACAGCATCGGAAGGGACAAAAAAGACCGCCCCCACGGAGGAGGCGGTGAATGAAAACGGACTGACCTCTCTGACTGAACGGGAACGGATCAATCTGTCCAGCGGGAAAAAGAATAAAATTGTTTCCACATTTAAGGATGCAGTTTCGTTTGTGAAAAATGCGCTTATAAACAAGCAAAATACAGACCGCGCCTATCTTGGTAGAGTCCCAGATCCTGTCGCACAGAAAATCCATGAAGATACTGGCTTGGATTTGAAAGGGTTTGGCGTCATGATGAATGGCGATGATGTCCGTCACATTATGAAAAACCACGGAGATGCAGCGACAGAACGAAGTAGAGGACAAATCGCAATTACTCCGAACGACATTGCGAGAATCCCAGAAATTTTAGCGTCCCCTGACCGCATATATACTTCCGAGGAAATGGATGGCAAAGGAAGGACTGCGATCATATTTGAAAAACAGATGGGCGATTACTACATTACAATTCAGGGAATATCGGACGGAAAACAGCTCCTGCAAACTGACACATTATACAAAAGAAGAACTCGCACGACACGGGACACAATGCTCGAGACCCAAGAGGGTCTCGCCCCTGTGATTAACGCCCAAGGCGAACCGCCGCAAAGTTCTTCTAATATTAGTATACTCCCTGGCGGGCAGGATGTCAACCTACAGCAGGGCGATCGCGGTGAAACACAGGATACGCCCAGGGAGGGGCCTGGGCCTGCCTTTGAGACAGGCCCGGAGAGCTCGGTGGGCGCGGCGCGGAAGGGCTTCGACCCATGGTCGGAGTTCCAGGGCACCAGGAGCGAGTTCTTCCCCGAAGGGGCCAACGCGGCCCGTCCGGTGGACGTGCCGACCACAGATCCTCAGGGCCGCCGCATCCGCAAGACCGCCTCCACCGCCATGGGTGCAAAAGCCATCCCTGACGAGGTGGTGGGGGACATCCAGAACATGGTGCTGCGCGGGGAGTTGTCCTATGACCGCCGGAGCGACCTGGCTTCCACTGACCGGGCGGTGCGGACGATTGAGGAGAAGGGCTATCAAAGGGCGCTGGAGGAGTTTTCTGCCCAGGTACGCAAGGGCGTCGTGTCCAAAGACATCGCTACCCTGGGCCAGCAGCTCCTTATCAACGCCGCCAACGCGGGAGACGGGAAGGCCACGGCGGAGTTGCTTTCCCTCTACGCGCAGATGGAGACCACCGCCGGGCAGGCAGTACAGGCGGCCTCCATCCTGCGCAAGCTGGCTCCCAGTGACCAGCTCTACGCCGCCAAGCGCGTGGTGAGCGAGCTCGAAAAGACCATCCAGAAAAACTACAAGGATTTGGATATCACCATTGACCCGTCGTTGATTGAGGAGTTCAACCAGCAGACCGCCCAGGCGGGCCGGGACGAGGTGCTGGACAAAATCTATCAGAACGTGGCTGACCAGGTGCCCGCCAAATGGAAGGATAAGTGGAACGCCTGGCGGTATATGGCGATGCTCTTTAACCCAAGGACGCACATCCGAAACATCGTGGGCAACGTCGGATTCCAGCCGCTGCGCTGGACAAAGGACCGGGTGGCGGCAACCATCGAGGCGGGGGTCTCCAAGGTCAGTGGCGGAAGGCTGGGACGCACCAAGTCGTTCGCGGCCAATCCCGCGCTCTATAAGGCTGCGTGGGCCGATTGGGCAAACGCGCAGGACGTGCTTTCCGGGAACAAGTATGACGACATTCGAACGGAAATCAACAGCCGCCGCCGTATTTTCCGAACCGCCCCTCTGGAGGCGGGCCGCAAGATAAACTCCTGGGCCCTGGAGGCGGAGGACGCCATTTTCAAGCGTATCACCTACGCCGACGCTTTGGCCGGCTATCTCCAATCCAACGGCGTGACAGCGGAGCAGATGCGGAACAACACGGTGGACGCACAGATTCTCAGCCGGGCGCGGGACTACGCGGGACGGGAGGCGCTGAAAGCCACCTATCAGGATCGGAATATGGTATCGGATAAGGTGGTGCAGATCGCCCGCGCCCTAGGGCCCGCCGGTGAGGCCGTACTGCCCTTCAAGCGCACCCCGGCCAATATCCTGGTGCGGGGCATGGAGTACAGCCCGGCCGGGCTGGCAAAGGCCCTGACCTACGATCTGATACAGGTAAAGCGCGGCGGGATGACGGGAGCGGAGGCCATCGACCACATCGCCTCCGGACTCACCGGCTCGGGGCTCATGGCGCTGGGCGCGTACCTGTTCGCCCAGGGGATTGTCACCAGCGGCGGCGGGGACGACGAGGGGGAGGACGCCATCAACGACCTGACGGGCGTACAGAATTACGCGCTGAACCTGCCCGGCGGCGGGAATGTCACGCTGGACTGGCTGGCCCCGGAGGCCCTGCCCTTCTTCATGGGCGTGGAGCTGATGGACTCCATGGGACAGGGGGGAAACACGGCGGAGAGCATTTCCACCGCCCTGAAGTCCATCTCCGACCCCATGCTGGAGCTGTCCATGCTCCAGTCCCTCAACGATGTAATTGACAGTGTTTCTTTCTCGGAGAACAAGCTGGGGGCGTTGGTCTCCTCCGCGCTGGTCAGCTACTTCACGCAGCCAATCCCCACCTTTGGCGGACAGATTGAGCGCTCCGCCGAGGACGTGCGCATGACCACCTACACCGACAAGAACCTGCGGCTGCCAACCGATCTCCAGTATGCCATTGGCCGGGCCAGCGCCAGGATACCCGGATGGGACTACCAGCAGATGCCCTACATCGACGCATGGGGCAGGGAGGACAGCAGCGGGCCCCTCTGGCTGCGCATGGCAAACAATTTCCTCAATCCGGCCTATACCTCCAACAAGCAGGTGACGTCGGTGGACGAGGAGATACAGATGATTTATGACCAGACGGGAGACAAGACCGTTGTACCAAGCCGCCCGGAACGCTACATCACCGTGGACGGGGAGCGGATTGACCTAAGCAAGGAGAAATACGAGCAGTACGCCACCAAGCGGGGGCAGATGCAGTTTGAAATGCTGGGGAACATCATAGACAACCCGACGTACCGGAGCATGAGCGATACCGATAAGGCGTTTGTAATTGACAGCGTTTATGAGTATGCGGACAAGACCACAAAGTCTGAGATCAGCAGCTACAGGCTGGACGGATGGGTAAAAACGGCTGCGCAGAGCGACCTATCCCCGGAAGATTACATTTTGTTCCGTGCGGCCACTGTGGACATTGAGGGCGACAAGGACGAGAATGGAAAAACCATACCGGGCTCTAAAAAGAAAAAAGTTCTCAATGTGATCGACCAGATGAATGTAAGCGACGAGGTGAAGGATAAATACTATTACGCGGCGGGATACGATGAGGACACCATCAGCGATGCCCCATGGCACGGCTGGGGCTGGTGGTAAAGATCCACATCTGATGTTCTGTGAGATTGTAAAACATATGCGTGCTTGGGTGGGCAAACTTGTTGCGGGATACAGCAGGAGAGCCCACCTTTTTATTTTTGTGTTAAAAGGCAATAGACAAACTGGAATGTTTTGTTGTAAGATAATAAACAACAAGCAGAAAAGAGCCAGTTTAGAAAAAGTGCCGGGTGTTTGTAGTGGACAGACTTTTGATTAAAAGAGTTCAGGCGGAGCCTGACCTGGAGGGCTTCAACTGCGGAAATGGGAGCATCAACAAAAAGATTAGAGACGGATATTATTTGTCGTTATTAAAACAGGCGTATGCTTATGAGATCTGTATAGAGGATGCCGTAATCGGGCATTATAGGGTCAGTATTGCGACTTTCGATTATGAAGATGAAGATTATAATGTAGATTCTGTTGAGAACAAGTATTCTGCGGTTAAAGTTGACTATCTGGCGATTGATTTAAAATATCAAAATCGCGGTAATGGAACGGCTGTATTAGAATATATTACCAAATGGGCGAATAAATATAGCACGTCGATACCTATTCGATTTTTGGCATTGGACGCATTGAGAGAAAAGGTCTCTTGGTATCAGAATCGGGGCTTTAAAGTGTACGAAGATGCAGAGTTGAACAGGAATACGGAAACAGTTGCTATGTACATGGATTTTTGCGACGCAGAAACGCTTAAAGCGTACTGTGACAGCTTGCTCGATTGAAGTGAAAAGGAGGGAATGGTATGCCGTTCTATGAAAGCGGAAAGATTGTGCTAAACCGGAATGAGAGCGAGTGTTTCCGTAAGCAGCTTAAAGCTCCAGACCCGGTTGCAGCCACCCGCAGAGATGCCTTTTTACAGGAAATCGACAGAATGCTTTCTATAGAAGAAACAGAAGAAGGCGTAATTCTCAGTCCTGTGGTGCCTGAGAAATCGGTATTTACTGACATATATTCTCCTTGTTCCAGGGAGTGTTCTCTCCCTTACAGGGGCATAGCTAGGCTCAAACCGATTGAGTACTTTCCGCTGCACAGTGAGAGATGGAGCGGGAAACGGGACTTCTATTCGGAACAATGCCCTGCAAACCTCTCGTATCATGAGGCGGAGTTTCAAGATTGTGCATAAAACTGAGGTGAAAGACATATGCAGTCGAGCGCATTTCAATTTAAGACTCCAGTGATGAGAAAGGCAGTCTTTCAAGTAAACGAAGGATTTCAAAATGAGGACGGAGGAATCGAGATGCCCGCCAGCATCAGTACACGAAGGTGTGTAGACGATGATGCCTCGACTGCCTATGTAGAAATAGAAGTGTTAGTGGGAGAAAAGACAAAAAAGTATCCCTTTTATGCAGCAGTCTCATATGGAGCTGATTTCAGATGGAAACCTGGGACTTTTGATGGGGAAAGGCTAGAACGCCTGTTATCACAGAACGCCCCGGCATTGTTGCTAGGATATGTACGGGTGGCAATTGCTACGCTCACCAATTTTTCTCCTTATCCTTCCTACAATTTACCATTTGTTGATCTCACAAAAGAAATGCAGCAGAACTCTTGAGCACAAAAGGGCCGTTGTTGTATATTTAGGCAATATCCTGCTTTAAGTCATTATATTTCGTAGTTCTAATAGTAAGAGTACGGCTTGAAAATATACCCGGGCTAGAACGGGATTGATAAAGCCGACAAGAAGAGCACCGCCCTATTAAGGGGCGGTGTTCTCTTATCTATGTCATTTGAAAATCCGTTAGCATTTTTGTTAGCATTTTCTTTTTCAAAAGGGTATTTTTAAGTATCTGACTTGTTATCGTAGCTCTCATTTATGAAACTTCAAAAACACCTGCAAACCATTGAAAAATAAAGAAAAACTCCGAAACCCTTATCACTAAAGGCTTCGGAGCTTTGGCAGCGGGTGAAGGATTCGAACCCCCGTATAAATCGTTAAAACCATTGTGCCACAATGATGCTTATTCTTCATTAGCATTTTTGTTAGCATTTTCTTCGCTGCGATAGAATGCACTCAGGGCCGTCTCATAGCGAGCTATGTCCGACTTGGCAATGTGGGTATAGATTTTATGCATGGTTGTGGCGTCAGCCCAACCTCCGATTTCCATTGCGATTTTATCCGGAATCTGGAGGTGGTAGGCCAGGGAGGCGAAGCTGTGCCGGAGGCCATGGACTCCGACATTCGGAAGCCCATTCGCGCTGCAAATCTTTTTGATGGCGCACCGAAGGCTGTTTTGATGTATCTCCAGCACCGGGCCGGATGGTTTCCGGTCACGCTCCAGCGCCGTTGCCAGTTCTGGAATCATGATGGGGACCTTGCGGGTTGAGGTAACATTTTTGTTCTGGCGCTTTTCAATATACTTGTTGTCCTCGTTCAAGACTACCGCGCCGGATACGCGGATGAATTTCGGATTCTGCGGTATGTTCTGCCACTTTAAGGCTTGAATTTCTGATACACGGAGAGAGCATAAAGCCAACAGGCAGGGAACCGCATATTTCGTATCCTTGACAGCGGAGACAAATTTTTTTATTTCATCAGGTGAAAGAAATGGCTTTTCGGCTGGGATCTGAACCGGAAGGGTAATCGCCGGCAGCTTTTTCCCGGTGGCGTCCTCTACGACGCTTCGAATAAATCCCCAGGCGTTTTTCAGTGTTTTAGGAGAGCATAGGGCGGCCTCCTGATTTACAATGACCTGCCACTCGGACTCCGGTATTTCGTCCAGCCTGCGGGACAGTGTGCTCCTGAACCGGTGCTTTTGAATGGTTCGGTATCCCCGCACAGTCAGAGGGGACAGGGTATTGTCCCGAGCCGATATGTAGCGGTCTATGGCCTCGTTCAATGTCGGGGAGTCTGTTTCCTCCGGGTTCTTCGGGGCTCTCTTACCAACCAGATACTCTGCTTTTACCGCTTGAGCCTGCCGGGTACACTCCTTTTCTGTGCTGGCCGTTACCGGAATACTCTCTCCGCCGAGGCGGAGCTGTATAAACCATTTCCCGGACGAGAGTTTCCTGGCCTTTGGAACTTTCATTGACAAATTCCCTCCATTCCGATAAAATGAAGGAGCGGAGCGCCTACAAGCATCTGCCCTTGAGCCGCCTCCGGTATTGCGAGTACCGGGGGCGGTATTTTATTGCGCTTTTTTCAGCTCCTCAATTTCACGGGAGTGCTTTCTGGCGATGGCCTCTAACGTATCCAGCCGTCCGTCAATGATGTCCATATCGTCTTCGCTGGGCATCCGGCGCAGGATTTCCTCTTGACCTTCGGCCAGCAGATTGAATTTCGTTTGAACTTCTGTATCAAGCAGAGTTTTTACGTCCTGCATGATATCTCGTCTTTGCTGTGCCATAAGCTGCGCCATTCTTTTTTCGGATGCTCCGATTTTAGAATCCATGATTTCTGCGATTGCCTGCAAATCTTTTTCATCCAACATATGTAAAACCTCCTCGATTGTCAAGCCACCTCTCCTGGGGCGGCTCTTTTTATGGCCTCGGCGGGTTGCAGACGGAGCAGGGTTCATATCCCCTGCCGATTGCAGCCGCAATATTGTAAATCCAAAAATCGCGTCCTTCTATGTACTGGCATCCGTAAGTGTGGTATTTTTCTCCATATTCGGTTGTGATAACAGCGTAGTCCTGCCAGAAATTCAATTCTGACTGCATTTCATTTTTTTGAGACCTTATATCGTTATACTGTTCTTTGAGCCGTTCATAATTTTCTTCAATTACATCTAATTCCGTTTGCATAGAATCAATTTTATTTAATAGATTTCCCCTGCTATAAATAAACACCCCAGTTATAATCAATATAACAACAACAGAGCACGCAAAAAGTATTCTCGCCCTTTTAAGGCGCTTTAGCAGACCTTTTTCATCCAAAGGAATATCCCCACCCTTTCGATCAGACCCTATGATCGCTTCAAATGCCCCATTTATGAGCAAAAACGCTAGTGTGGAAAATACAATAAACGTAAAAGGATTATAAAACGAATATAATGGCCAGAGTAAGAAACCAAAGAAAAAGAAAAGACCTAGCCCAGCAAGAAAATTAGCAAACGTACAATCAAGTTCCTGCATAAAGGGAAAATAGAAAGCTCCAATAAAAGCGGAAATTAGATAGGCAATAGAGAACAGAAATATATAATTTGGCAGATAACCTTCTTTATCTTTTTCGATTTTATTCTCCATAAACTGTATTTTAACCCTCTTTGTTCCCGGCAATTAGAACAAACTGATCGTGCCCATACGATATTTAGCGAGACGTTGCGGAACTCCCATATAGGCCGCGGCATCTGAAATTGTGCGCTCTAAAAATGGAAGAAGTTCATTGTCATCATACAGAAAATCAAGCGCGAAACGATCAGCTTCATTCTCGAATTTCTCAACCGAAAATCTTGTATGTGCCCTCAAAAACGGCGTACTTAGATTCGGATGCAGAATAGCATGAGCCACCTCATGGGCACAGGTGAATGTAGCGAGATACCCATCCAGCTCCTCATTGATATGTATGAACTTCTGCTTGTAACAGCGGTTATAATACCCCAAAATTTCGCCCAAAGGCTCATGGAGCACAATAATACCTAGTGATGCCGCCAAATCGAACGGGTTGCGCGTTTCGTATTTACGGCACATCGCTTCGGCAATCACTTTGGTATCCACCGCTAATCCTCCTTACGGTATTTTTTCGGCGTATACTTTTGCTTGGCAAGTTTCTTACCCATTTCCATACTGTTACGGAGAGAATCTGCTAGGAGCTCGCGGGTTGTCGGATCAATGGATTCGCCTGAAAACATAAGCCCGTCCTGCCCGCTCTCCAGATCTGCTAAAATGTCCGCTAACTTTTTTTCAATATCGCGCTCATCCTTCTTGGTAAGGGTGGGCGCTTTTGTTTTTGCGTCAAGGAGTTCGTCCACAGTAACTTCTAATACGAGCGCAATCCTTTTGATGGTTTCAAGGTCTGGCTCTCTATTACCTGTTTCGTACTGGCTCAATGTATTAGCCGCAATCCCAAGCTTGGCGGCCAATTCCTTCTGCTTTATTCCTTTACTTTTTCGTATCTCTTGGATTCTCACTTTGACCACCTCGCTTACACTATATATCACAAAATGTGAATAATCAAGCACAATCACAAAAAGAGATTTTTAGCAAATTTGCCAGCTTGATAAAATCACGATATGAGAATATAATAGTTCACACAACGAGAATTTGGAGGTGAGAATTTGGGTACCTGTTTCCGAATCAAAGAGCTACGGCAGTCCGCCGGATTAACCCAGGCCCAGCTTGCGTTTCGGCTGGATTTGAAAAGCCCGAGCACCGTAACTATGTGGGAGACCGGAGATCGAAAACCTCCGAGCACAGTTCTTCCGCGCCTTGCTCATGTACTTGGTGTTTCTGTTGATGCTCTCTACGAGAATACCACAAGCGAAGTCCGATAAAACGGACTGATAGGAGGGGGGTGAAAGGAATCGGTAATTTAGTAGGAATCGCACTTCTAACTATGTCCCTTCTGCCAAAAGCGGCCTTGGAAATATGGTATTTCCACGACCGCGAATCAGCAATATTCACTCTATTTTGTTGGGGCTTTGGCACACTCTTACTCTTAAGTGCTTTTGCGCTTTCGCTTCTCTTCTATTACTTGGGATAGGCAGTCGTCTGCCTGTTTGAGGCGTTCTTGGAAATCAGAGCTGTAAAAGTCGACTATGCCAGAGTTCGGGCTTATGTCAAAAAGAATGCGATAAAGGTTGTCCAAACTATCGGCAAGTGGCCCCTGTTCTTTCGACCGAACGGAGGCAACTCGGCAAATTGCGTTATCAAAGCTGGAAGGAAGCTTCTCTTGGATACATAGTGCCACGGAAGAAACCATCTCGGCAAATTCGTCATCTGAGGTAACAATGGTTTCGTGTTCCCAAGTCAATCTGAGCTTTTCTACCTCTTTTACGGCAGAAGACCTCGATACAAACCAGGATAAGAGTCCAGATATGGCAGTTCCGACCAGCGCAATAATCGCGCAAACGATTTCCGTTTTCATGATCTTCCATCCTCCTTTTTCATCTATGATACCACGGGGCGAAAAGGGGGACAACAAAAAACGCCCCAGCCGGTGGGGGAACACCGACCAGGGCTGCAAACCTAATCGACCTACCCGACTAGGCTTGATGGAACAAGTGTACTACTTTCCTTCGAGCCTGTCAACTGGCAAGGAGGAAAAATTATGCCGAACAAGAAAGATGAAATTGAGAACCGCTTTACCGCCGCGCGGCACGTCATGGACGATCTGTGCCGGGCCTACTACGGGATGACCTGGGACGAGCACGAACGCCTCCATGGAGGCCGGGGCGGCTCAGGCGGCTATCTTCCGCTTTTTACCGCCTGCCTCCAGATGGCGGCGGAGCTGGCCGGGAAGGAATTTGCCCCGGCTGACTACACGGAGCTGGAGCTGTGGCAGCTCTGTGAGCTGTACGCCGCCTCCGGACTGTCCGTACAAGCGTTTGCGGAACGGTATCTTTAAAAAAGGAGGAATCTCAATGCCAAAATTGAGAATGACAGACCAGCAGCGCAGAGAAAAGGCGCTGATGCGGGCACTCGAAAAAGCCAAATTTGAGAACGACCTGAAATATGACATAGATGTTGCCAACCGTTTGGGCGTCGTTCCTGTTACATATCTGCGCAGAAAGAAAAAGTCGTTTCAGACGACGCCCCTACAGGATTTCGCCTTGATGGCACGGGTGCTTCATTTTACAGGCCGGGAGGTCTGCGAGATCGTCGGCGTCCCATACAAGGAGGTGACGACAGAATGAATCATCAGGCCGAGCGCGACAGACGTGCAAAGGCGTACAGCTACCGGGCCTACCGCCGCCGGGTACAGCAGGCGCAGGCGGTGGCCCAGCGGGTGCAACTGGCGGTGGTTGCCGGAGCGGCGCTGGTGCTGGCCGTTCTGGTGGCGGTCAGCCTATGAAAAAGCAACTGCTCGTTACCACCGTATACCTGTTCTTTTTATTGGCGCTGGTTGCACTGATCGAAATTGTCTGGAACCAGGAACCGGAACAGCCAGCCATTGAGACCCCGGCAGCAACCACCACTCCGGCCCCCACGCCCACCGGCCCGCTCACCATCCAGATCACCGGACTGGAGGGCGCGGAGAGCATCGACGATGTGTGGGCGACGATTACCATCCCGAAAGAATAACTACGCCCCGGCTAGTGGCGACACACCAGCCGAGGCAGAAAGAGGGAATATGATTTCAAGTTCTAATAATTGTGAAACTAAGAAAGCGGTTTTAACGGTTGAGGCGGTTCAAGAACATCTAGCTCAGACGGCTCAATCACGCCAATGTCTATCAGCAAAGATATTACAGTCATGGCCGAAATTTGGCTTGTGTATAAAGAAGAATTAACAGCCATTTTCATGGCAACGGTGTTTGGATCGTCAGAATCTTTTATTCCGTTCATAATTGCACTTGCCAATTCATCTGCTTTCGCTTTTGAGTAATCGTCCAAAAAATCGCAACACCACTTTAATAAATCCACTCTAGTCACTTTATTCACCTCCTCCCTACCGCCTACATTTTACCATGGAAACGAGTGGAGAACAACAAAAAGCGCCGCTCCCCGGTGTGCGAGACCGGAGGGCGGCAAGGGAAACATTTGTTTATTTACATTTTATAACGATTAGAAAGGAAAGTCAAATGAAATTGTATCAAAAGCGCAATGGAAATATGTCCAATCAGGACTGGCTTGACCTTGGTACGCTTCTTCTTAAGCTGGGCTATGTAGTTTCCATAGGAAAGGAGAAGCAAAGCGGATCTATGTACCGTTCTTATATCGAAATCCAGGGAAACGGACTGGAGAAGGAGGAGCTGTAATGCACATCCCATTGTATGACAGCCAGACGACTCCGGCATCTGCTTATTGCGAGAAGTGCCGCCAGGAGGTCTACCACGGCGAGGCACGGTTTCAGTGGGAGGGACGGTGGCTCTGCCCGGACTGCTTCCGGGCCGCGGTCAACAAGGCCCTACGAGACTGCCCGGAGCAGGTGGCGTTGGAGATGGGGCTGGAAGTGGAGCGGTACGTATGAGCCGCGAGACCTGCGTGCGCTACTACACCACCGGCACAGCCACCGTGGCCGTCCATTTCCCCAATGGGCTGACGGTTTGCCAGTGGTGCCCCTACATCCAATACCGGGAGGGCCTCAAGCGCCACCAATGCGCCCTCACCGGCGAATTTCTGCCGTACCCGTTTGACGGGATGGGGAACGAGTGCCCGATTACATTTGATAAGGAGGACAAGCAACATGAGTTTGACAGTTAAGGAGACCAAGGGCGGCGGCAGTGCCCCCATTGAGCCCGGAGCGTACCCGGCCCGCTGCGTGGGCGTAGTCGACCTGGGCATCCAGCACAACGACTTCAACAACAAGGATCAAGAAAAGGTGCGGCTTATTTTTGAGCTGCCCACGGAGCGCGTGCAGGTAGACGGTGAGGACAAGCCCCGCTGGCTTAGCAAGCCCTACACCGCCTCCCTCCATGAGAAGTCCACCCTGCGCCATGATCTGGACGCCTGGCGCGGTAAGCCCTTTACCCAAGAAGAGCTGGCCGGGTTCAATCTGGCAAATGTAATCAACGCCCCCTGTTTACTTACCGTGGTCAACCAGGAGGGCAAGAATGGCGGCACCTACGCCAAGATTGCCGGTATCTCCAAACCGATGAAGGGTATGGAAGTGCCACCCCTTGAAAACGAGCCGATCCAGTTTGATATGGACGCCGAGGACGCCGAAGAGACCCTGAAGTTGCTGCCCACCTGGATGCAAGATGAGGTGCAGAAGTCAGTCACATGGAAGGCGAGGATGTCCGGCCCTTTTGAGGATGCCGACGAGGACGGCGAGCTCCCGTTTTAAGGGGGCCGCCGCCCTATGGAATACATTAAAATCCCTATAATCTGCGCCGACGCCATTTTGGCCCTCGGAGAAGCGGAGTGTGGCCGGTTGCTTATGTCCCTTCTGGAATACAGTAGGGGCGGAGGTACGGTTGAACCCCGTGGTGCTGAGAAGTCAATCTATCTAATTTTGAAAGCGCAGATGGACAAGGATACAGAGACAGGGCGGAAACGTGCGGAGAACGGGCGGAAAGGCGGCATAGCAAAGTCTAGCAAATTAAAGCAAAATCTAGCAAGAGATAGCATGCCCCCTTCCCCGCTTCCTTCTCCCCCCACACCCCCCATATCTATTCCCCCATCCCCCAAAGAAAAACCCCCTAAAGGGGGTAAAAAGAAAGTCCCCCCAACGGTGGAAGAAGTCCGCGCCTATTGCCAGGAACGGGGGAACGGCATAGACCCGGAGGCCTTTGTGGACTTCTACGCAGCGCGGGGGTGGAAATACGGAGCAGGGCGGCCCATTGTAGACTGGAAAGCCGCCGTGCGAACCTGGGAAGCCCGCCGAAGGGCGGAGCAGCCAGCCACTACGGAGACATACCGCCCCAGGGCCTATCACCTGGAGCGGGACGAGGATGGACAGGAGGTTGTAGTCTATGACGATTGACGCACTGGAGGCGGAGAGCGCGGTATGCGGCTCTATCCTGCTGGACGATGCATGTCTACCAGAAGTGCTGGAGCACCTGACAGAGGCGGATTTCGTGCTGGAGGCGAACCGGTCGATTTTCCGGGCGGCGGTTGAGCTTTACCGGCGTGAGGAGCCGGTAGACCCTGTGAGCATCCGGGCGGAGGCCAGGGGTGCAGTCAGCGACGCCTACATGATGGAGCTGATGCAGGCCACCAACACAGCGGCCAACGCCGGGATTTACGCGGAGGAGACCCGGCGGGCGTCCATGCGGCGGAGCCTGGTTGCCCTCGGTCAGGAGCTGGAGCAGCGTGCGTCTACCCTGGAGGACACCCCTAGGGAGCTGATTTTCACCGCTCAGCGGAAGCTGGAGGCCATTGAGGCCCAGGACACCGCAAGGGAGCTGGCTACCTCCGGGGACACTCTGCTGGCCTATTACCGGCACCGGGAGCGGGTGGACGCCGGTTCTGGCGGCTACGTCCCTACGGGCTACCGGAGCTTAGACCGATTGCTGGGCGGCGGTCTGCTGAACAGCGGATTTTACATTCTGGCCGCCCGGCCCGGCATGGGCAAGACCACTTTTGGGCTGGCTGTGGCGGATCAGGTAGCCCAACAGAATGGGCCAGTGCTCTTCGTGTCCCTGGAAATGGATGAGGAGCAGTTGGCCGCCAAGCGGCTGGCGCGGGCCGCCGGGATTTCCTATGACGCCCTCATGATGGGCAATCTTGGGGACGAAGAGCGGGCCCGTGCGGCGGAGTGGAGTTCGAAGGTGTCCCAGATACCTGTCTACACAAACCGCAAGCCCCGCGCCACCGTGGACGATATCGCCAACATGGCCCGGAAGGTTAAAGGGCTCAAGCTGCTGGTGGTGGACTATTTCGGGCTGATCCGGACAGAGGAGCGGGCTAAAAACCGCTATGAGGCTATGACCGAGGTGTCCGGGCAGCTCAAGGCGCTGGCGAGAAAGCTCAAAGTACCGCTGCTCTGCCTGGCGCAGATCAACCGGGAGAACGCACAGCGGCAGGATAAGCGGCCCCAGCTCTCTGACCTGCGGGATACCGGGGCACTGGAGCAGGATGCGGATGGCGTAATCTTTTTACACTGCAACAGCTATTACAACCAGGAGCGGCCCGACCCGTGGGAGCCCGACTATATGCAAATTATTTTGGCGAAAAACCGGCACGCCAGCACCGGTACGTGCGACGCGGCATTCTACCGGGCGGTGGGGCGGATTATACCAGCGAGGTGATATCAGTGACAGACGAAAAGGCGGCGGATGTTTTGTCCGCCCTGAGAGACAAACATCGCGCCATTATGGAGACCGGATCCGAGCTGGCTCAGGTGCATGGCCAGATTGTGGAAGCCCTGAACTGGGCGCTGGAGATACTTAGACATGGGAACGATTCGGTTTGATATACCATACCCGCCCACGAAGAAGGGCAAGTCGGCCTTCTGCCGCCGGTTTGGGCTGAACGCCTACTACTCCGGCAAGCACTGGGCGCAGCGGAAGAAGGACGCTGACGAGCTCCACGCGCTGACTCTGGCCGCGCTGAAACAGGCCCGAGTGCGGCGCGGGATGGTACGGGGGCCGGTCTCCATCACTTTTGCATGGGACGACGGGCTGGACATTGACAACCACGCAGCCATCGCCAAAGCCGTGGTGGACGCGCTCAAGGGATACCTGCTGCCGGACGACGATCACCGCTGGTACAGGCAGGTCATACATAGGCTTTGGGACGGGGGATGTATCCGGGTGGAGGTGGAGGAGCTTTGATCACCAGAGACCCCTACGGCATCAGCGGAGCGGTGGCACCCTGGCGCAGTCTGGACGCGATGGAGCCGGTCGCGGAGCGCAGGATTACGGAGCGGGATGCAGAAGAGGCGGCAATCTGCCAAAACTGCCCGTTACCGGATTGCAACCCGAAAAGAGTTGGCTGCCTGCTCCACACAAAGAAGCTGCGGCAATCAAAATCCCACGATCTAGTAGAACGGATGGCCCTGGATGGCTATAGCCTGATACAAATTATGGCAGCTACCGGATACAAGAAGGGCACGGTCGCAGAGTATATACGGCAGTTCAGGCGGAACGGGCCGTGTGAACGCTGTGCGTCCAAGAGCATTTGTGATGCGGTCGGCGGGACGTGTAGCCGTAAAGAGCGATGGAAAGCAATCAAGGAGGTGCCGAACGATGGACGATAAGACGCGCGCCATGCTGGGCGACCACGAGGCGGCCAAGCGGCTGACGGATGCGGGGGTGCTGCTGCCGTGTCCACACTGCAAGGGACGTGCGGTACTGGTAGAAGGGACACTTCAAGCATCAGGGAAATACAGTGTAGTGTGCGGTGAATGCTTTTGCGCTACAACATGGTGCATTTTAAAAGAGGATGCTATTGGACGGTGGAACACCCGCACGCCGGTGCTGACGTCGAAGGAGATGGAGATGCTGGAGGGGATGGAATGAACCTGAAAGATTTGATTTCTGATGTGAACGTCAACGAGATTTACGAACACATCGAGACTGAAACATTGTCAGAGTGGGTGAACGCATGGCAGAAAGCCGCCCTTTCCGCCCTCCGCCCCGTCAGCCGGGAGCAGGTGGAGCGGGTGTGGCCTGGGTGTAACCGTTGTAAAGGCCCTGATACAGCAACCGCATGGGAGCGGTGGGGACACCAATACTGTTCTCAATGTGGCCGCCCCCTCTCCCTAGAGGCGTGGGAGGAACTGAGAAAGAAACTGGAGGCGCTGAAAGATGGCAAGGGCGATTGATGCAGACCGACTGAAACAGGCCATAGACCATGATTATTATGAGCATTACACCAAATATCACGATAGCGACCAAACAGCCCTGATTGATATGGTGATGGACGATATTGACGAGATGCCCACCCTCACCCCGCCGAACGAGCCGCTGACCTGCGAGGGATGCGCAGAAGACGGGAAATGGGAGTGGGAGTACCAAAATGGGGCTGAGTGTCCTTGCACATACTGCAAGAGACGGGCAGCAGATTGCTACCGCCGCCCGCCGGAGGTATCGCCATGAGACAGCAATACACCCGCGCAGAGCTGGAATCCATCACCCAGGAGACCGCAATATACATTGAGGGAGCAGGGATAGCCCAGCTCCAATGGGGCGGCCTGGAGATTGCAGAGGAGGTAAAGGACGGGTACCTGTACTGCAAGCACATCAAGCCGTTTGCGATGGATCTGTACGACAAATACTGGACGGCCTGGGATGGGCCGCCGGAAGAGGTGGAGAACGCATGAAAACGATTTGCATTACTTGCAAAAATGACTGCAATAACGCCGGTACAACGGCCAGAATTTCTTGGTGCCCTCAGTACAAACCAGGACGAATTTTGTCCAACGCCGACCGCATCCGGGCCATGAGCGACGCAGATTTGGCGAGATGGCTTGAATACGAGGGTGGAGGAGCCTGTGCAGAGGTTTATGGGTGGCTGGCGTGGCTCCAGCAGCCAGCGGAGGAGGGCAACAATGGACATTGAGAAGCTGGATATAAACGCAGTATGCTTTGGTATCCTTTGCAATTTTACCCCTGTATGCGGAGAAGAACGAGCAAAAGAGGCGGTTGAGAGGAGGACAACAAGTGGATAAACCAAGAATTGCGCAGGTGCTGGGAGTAGAGGTCGGAGAGGATGTCAAATACCGACATACAGATGGAACAGCAGAAAATATTTGTGTTTGTGAGGATGGGCGGGTTATTATTTCTTCTCTTTCATGCAAAATGTCAACCGTTGCTGTACTTATAAATGCCATCAACCACCCAGACCGCATCATCCGAAAGCCCCGCTGGACGGAGCAGGAGGTGGAGAGGGCGAAGGCTATCAAAGTGCTATATCCAGTTGTTAAAACATTGGCATACGTTGATATAGTGGGACAGACATTTTACATGTATGATGACGAAGACAACTATAAGGGCAGTCTTGATAACCTTGATGAAACGTTCCCTACGCTGAGGAGCATAAGGCGGGCCACATTGGACGAGATCATCGGAGGTGCCAAATGACCAGAGAAATACTTTTCAAGGCCCAACGGCTGGATAACGGCGAGTGGGTGGAGGGAAACATTGTGGATGTCCCGGAAGATGCCGACTTTATGCCCGGAGCGTACATTCTACCGCGGTTGGTATCGGCCAGGGCAGACCCGCCCACAAAAGGGAGAATCATGCTAAGCGGATTCTTTGAAGTTGACCCCGCCACGGTCTGCCAGTACACCAACATCGACATACAGCGAGAAGCGTGGCCGTCCTCCGAAGTACACAAGATTTTTACTGGCGATATGCTGGGCGAATGGGGCGAGGACGAGGAAGGCAACGAGTGTGTTTGCATCCTCGGCGTCGTGACCTATTGGGAAGATGAAGGACGCTATGTATTGGCAGACGAGGACGGGTTGTGCAACGACTGGACGCTGGAGGACGAAGCGAAGCCAGAGAATTGGCCCAACCTCATACACTGCGGCTCCATCCACGACGGGGAGGGCGGGCAACATGAGCGAGTGGATTAGCGTCAAGGACAGGCTGCCGGAAAGTCAAGCGGATGTCCTTGTGGTGGCGTTTTGGCATGAACGCTGGCAGACCATGATGGGCTGGCATAGTGACATGGGAAAGAAGTGGCGTGTCATTACACCACACGGAGAAAGAGAGCCGGGCGGTGTCACCCACTGGATGCCCCTCCCAGACCCGCCGAAGGAGGGATAGCCCTTGAACGAGTTCCCGGAGAGGCTGCGACGGTTAAGAGAAGAGAAAAGACCAGTCAAAAGCATGGTGACGGTTTCGGAGTTATGCGGGCTACCGAGTGGTGCGGTAAGAAAGTATGAGCGTGGGGAGGCGCGTCCTAATATGACAGCCTTGATTGCATTGGCCGACTACTATGAGGTAAGTTTGGACTACTTAACAGGGCGAACAAATTTCAGGTAAAATTTTTTAAATTGTCCTTTTTTGGACAGCAAAGAAAGAATCTTACTTTAAAATGGGAGTGTGGGAGCGTATACCCCTGCGCTCCCATTCTCTTTCATTCCCCTTCCTCCTTCACACGGATGGGGTGGCGTCGGTGCATCTGCCGCCACCCCCTCTGTGTGCAATATGCCGCCGGTCGAACACCACCCCACTATTCGGGGCATGAGGGGTCGCACCCTTCGGGCGGCGAATGACGGTGGAAAGACACTACACCAGACTGCCGGAGCGTCTAGGCGCTGGGAAGAGTAAGACGCGAGCCGCCTGTCATGGAGGCGGAAGCGGTGGCAGCTATGACCTGCCCCGGTGTGCCGACACATAGAAAGCGGCTGCGCCCGGCGGAGCGTGTAGAGACGGAATCCGCCGATATGCAGGAGCCAGAAGCAGGGTGATCTCCAGGCTGTGCAACTCAGTCCGCCTGCTATATTGGGTCGCTCCCATCCGTGGAAGCCGGACGCTTGTGTAGGGCGATAGCTACCAGCGCTATCCCGCTGAAAACTACCCTGCGAGTGGCTAATCATGATGTCGCCACCAAGGCTAGGGCGTGACAATCTAAGCGGGAAGCGCACATATACCGAGTGCAGTAGCAGAAGCGGAAGCGGCGGCCCATTACGTCGCGGACGTGTGGCGGCTCAATGCCGCCTCTCGGCTCCAAACGCAGAGGGAAAGCAAAAGAGGCACTGCGCGATTAAATTAAATGCCAATGGGCGGCTGGACAACCTACTGTCCGCCATATGCCGCTCCTCGCCGCTTGAGGCGGGCGGTGGCACCACAAGCGCACGAGCTGGAGAGGGCAAAAAAGCCGCCCCAGGAGGGGCGGCAGGATTAGCTCAGAATTTCTTTCAGTTTGTCCAAATTCCCGGCATTGGGGCTGACCTTGCCGCTCTCCCAGCGGGATATCACGGCCTGGTTAACGTCCATCGCATCCGCAAGCTGGGCTTGAGTCAAGCCTTTGGCCTTTCTGGCGGCGGAAATATCAAACTCGACAGACGCAAGGGGGCGCTTGCCTTTACCGGCAAAATAGCCTAACTGCCAAGCCCCCTGCATTTCAAGGGGCTGGAACTTTTCAGACCCTCCCTCCACGGGCGGGTCAATGCTGGTGATCTCGCAAAGCGCCTCAGCAACCTGCCGGTCGAGATCCCTCTTTAGGAGGCCAAGCCTGTGAGCATCAGAAATGACTCTGGCGAGTGCTGTATACGGGCGCTGAGCGGCAAGGGTGAGATCCCCTCCGATCTCCTGCGGATATGCCGCCGCGTTGAGCCGACCGAACACCCAGCCGAACACGTATGCTTCTCTGTTTGTCATAACAATCCTCCTATCAAAGCCCCAAAAGCTCCGCAAGATTTTTCTGATTCTGCTCACACTTGGCCTTGTACTCGTCGCTCTGATGCCATTCGGCGGACTTGCGGCACATGACATCATCTAGGTCGGCAAACAACTGGGCAATGGAGGAACCATGGTTCTCCATCGGGGGGGAGAGGTAGCACAGGGTTTCGCGGACGGCATACAGTTGGTCAAGGGTCATACGCTCAAAACGCTCTTTCATCATGGTATGGTCCTCCTTTTCGTTCAGGCGGCCACGAAGCTGCCGGTCATGTTGTCCACATAGCCGATACGCTCGGTGCGCTTACGGTTCCAGGCGTTGGTGTAGACAGCAACCTCAACATAAGTGCGGTTATGGCCGCTCTTGGCCCAGTCATTGATGTGGATCTTGGTGTTCCAGGTGATATTTTCGGCGACGGCTTCAGCGGCCTTGATGGCCTTGGCGAGCGCCCAGGCGGCTTTGAGAGCGATGGACATGGACACGTTAGCGCTGCGGCGGATGCTCCAGGCGTTGATCATGATCTCGTGCTTGTTGTACATAACTCATTACCTCCTGGGATCGCTCCCTCTTGATGATTTAATTATATCATAAAATATGATATTGTCAATACATATTTTGAAAAATATTTGCCGCCCCGCAGTTGCAGGAGACGGGGGTGGCCCCAACGAGAGGAAACGCATGGCGGGATATTCCCCCGCCGCCTCTCAAACAAAAGATCAGGGCTAGGCCGACGGGCCGAAAAGGGAGGTGCCACCTTACTCCCCTGCCCTGAGTCAACATAAAGGTGGGAAGCAAAACAGAAAGGGTGGTATCTACATGAACGAACTAATCAAAGTTGACTTTAGCGGCGAAAAGCCAGCAGTATCAGCGCGGGAACTCCACGAGTTTCTAGAGGTAGAAACACCGTACCACAAGTGGTTTCCCCGTATGTGCGAATATGGATTCGCTGAAAATGAGGATTACGCAGTCACGGACATTTTTGTCCATAACCCCGCTGGCGGCCCTCAGAGCATGAAAGATGCCGCCGTCTCTATCGATATGGCCAAGGAGATCTGCATGCTACAGCGGAACGAGAAGGGGAAGATTGCCCGGAAGTATTTCCTCCAATTGGAAAAGGATTGGAATAGCCCGGAAAAGGTAATGGCCCGTGCGCTCCAGATAGCAGATCGAAAGATTAAGATGCTGGAGGCGGAGAAGGAGACCAACCGGCCGAAGGTGCTATTTGCGGACTCTGTGGCTGCCTCCAATACATCCATACTGGTTGGAGAGCTGGCAAAGCTCCTCAAGCAGAATGGGGTGGACACTGGGCAGAACCGTCTCTTTGACTGGATGCGGAACAACGGATATCTGATCCGCAGAGAGGGCACGGATTACAACATGCCCACACAGCGCTCGATGGAATTGGGCCTGTTTGAAATCAAGGAAACCAGCATTACACATGCAGATGGGCACGTTACAGTAAACAAGACTCCGAAGGTGACGGGGAAAGGACAGCAGTTTTTTATCAACATGTTTCTTGGTTGACAACCCACACGGGTGTATCGCTTAACAGGCTGTGACGGCTGGCCGTATCCGAGCCAGAGCTCGACAGTAGGCGGCGGTGTAGCAAAGTCTAGCAAATGCTAGCAAACCGGGAGAGAGAAAAAGAAAGAAAACCGCCCCCTTTTTCCCCCTCTTCCTTCCCCCCTATAACCCCCTATCTATTACCCCCTATAATCCCCCAGAAAAGAAAGAAAAAGAGAGAGCGCGTTGGGGGAGACGGAGGAGGATCGGAAGACTCTACTTAGGCGAGAGGTGGTGAGCCCGTTGTGGCAAAAGGCAAATATCAGCGGTGGCTGGAGCCGGACGGGCTCCTGCTGCTGGAGGGCTGGGCTCGGGATGGGCTGACAGACGAGCAGCTTGCCGAAAAAATGGGAATAAACCCCGCAACCTTGTACGATTGGAAGAATAAGCATCCCGAGATTTCCGAGGCCCTAAAAAAGGGCAAGGAGATCGTGGATATCCAGGTGGAAAACGCGCTCCTGAAACGGGCCTTGGGCTATGAGTACATGGAGGAGCGGGTGGAGATCAGCGAAAAGGACGGCCGGAAGGTCATCCAGACGACAAAGACTGTGCCACCGGACACCACAGCACAGATTTTCTGGCTAAAGAACCGACGGCCGGATAAGTGGCGTGATAAGCCGGAAGAACAGACGGAGGCTGCGACGCAAACTATAGAGGCGTATCTGCGAGAGCAGGGGAACAAGGACGGCGGCAATTATGAGTACTGAGAGAGGGCGGAGGCATGAGTAAGGTAAACCTACGCAATGCGGGCTATTATATCCAGCACTATCTCATGATCCGCACCAAGTCCGGGCGGCTAGTACCTCTGCAATTTAACCCACCGCAGCAAAAACTGTATAGGGCCATAGCGGCGCAGGCAAAAGCCGGGAGGCCGATCCGCATTATCATTCTCAAGGCTCGGCAAATGGGATTTTCTACTGTTACGGGCGGCCTCATCTTCCACCGGACAGCCACGCGGGAGCTAGTGGAAAGCCTGGTGGTGGCCCACCAAGAGGATGCAACGGCAAACCTGTTTGCCATGTATCGACTCTTTTACGAGGAGCTGCCCAGGCCGATACAGCCCCTCAAAAAGGCAAGTAACGCCCAGGAGCTAGTGCTGGAGAACCCCACCACAAACCCCGACCGAAAGAAGCGTGAACCGGGCCTGCGAAGCCGAATACGGTGCGCCACGGCAGGCGGCAGGGGCGTTGGACGGTCATTTACAGTCCGCAACGTCCACCTGTCCGAGTTCGCCTTCTGGCCGGGCCGAAAACTAATCACTTATGCAGGCATTATGCAGTCCGTTCCGGATCAGCCGGACACAATGGTCGTGATAGAGAGCACGGCCAACGGTTACGACGAGTTCAAAGACCTTTGGGATGATGCCGTGGATGCGTGGGGCAGGGGTGAGCGGGACGGATTTATGCCCATCTTCTTCGCCTGGTGGGAGATGCCGGAGTACCGGCGGCCTGTGCCGGCCGATTTCCAGCCAACGGAGGAGGAGGAGGCAATCAAGGCGACTTACCACCTGGACGACGAGCAACTCGTCTGGAGGCGCTGGTGCATCCGAAACAACTGCGGCGGTGACCTGGATTTGTTCCGGCAGGAGTACCCGGCCAGCCCCGACGAGGCGTTTGTGGCGAGCGGGCGCTGCATCTTCGACCAGGCCGCACTCATTCTGCGACGGCAGCAGGTGCGGGACCTGGAACGGAGCGTGGGACGGTTCGTCTATGACTACGACGGAAGTACCATCAACAACATTCGGTGGGTCGACGCCTGGGACGGAGAGATCATCATCTACCAGGAGCCGGAGGACGGTCACCCCTATGTTATTGGCGCGGACACCGCTGGGGAGGGCTCCGACTTTTTCGTGGGCCAGGTACTAGACAATGCCACGGGGAGGCAGGTTGCCGTTCTGCGGCAGGAGAGCGGCGAGGGCGAGTTCGTGCGGCAGCTCTATTGCCTGGGCAGGTACTACCATGATGCTCTGCTGGGGGTGGAGGCCAACTTTTCCACGTTCCCCAATACGGAGCTGGAGCGGCTGGGCTACCGTAACCTGTACGTCCGGGAGACCCTGGACAACTATACCAACAAGCCACGGCAGTCCTACGGCTTCCGCACGGATCGCATTTCCCGGCCGCTCATCATCAGCGAGCTGGTGGAGTTGGCCGCGCAACGGCTGGAGCTCATTCAGGATCACGAGACACTGGGCGAGATGCTGACCTTTGTCCGGAACGAGGCCGGGAGAGCCGAGGCCCAGGAGGGGAAGCACGACGACTGCGTTATGGCCCTGGCGATTGCCCACCACATCCGCCCGCAGCAGAGATACACCGTGGAGGCCGCCAAGGAGGCGGGCGGCGCGGTGTGGGACGACTCCATGTGGGAGGACTACAACAACGCAAGCCCGGAGGAGCGGGAATACCTGATCAAGAAATGGGGGGAGCCCAAACGATGAAAAAGAGAGACAAAGACCGGCTGCGGCTGTGGCAGGACAGGCTCGGGCGGGCCAACGCGGCATATGAGCCGGAGCTGTCCAAAATGGACGGGCGGGAGGAGCTGTACCAGGGCTGCAGCCGCATCCGGCCCATCGTTTGTACCGCCCGGAAGAAGGAGACCCCCCACGTGCGCAACCTGTGCGCCGAGATGATCGAGAGCCAGGTGGACAGCAATATCCCCCAGCCCAAGGTCACGCCCCGGCGCAGAGAGGACGAGTGGCGGGCCAAGCTCATCGAGGACATGCTGCGCAACGAGCTCGACCGGCTGCCCTTTGAGGCCATGAATGACATCATGGAGCGCACCATCCCCATCCAGGGCGGAGGGGCCTTCCTGGTGGAGTGGGACAACAGCAAGGCGGGCAGCGCCACCGTGGGAGAGCTGGCCGTCTCCACCCTCCACCCAAAGCAGATCATTCCCCAGGACGGGGTTTACACCGGCGTGGAGGATATGGACTACATCATTCTCAAAATTCCCCAGACCAAGGGGTACATCAAGCGTACCTACGGCGTGGACGTGTCTGAGGAGGCAGAGGAGGAACCCGACGTCAAGGGCGGCAGCGGAGAGGGCACGGCCGACGATATGGTGACCCAGTATGTGGCCTACTACCGCAACCCGGACGGGGGGATTGGCCTGTTTTCCTGGGTGAACGACACGGCGCTGGAGGACTTGGAGGACTACCAGGCCAGGCGGCTGCGCCGGTGCGCCCGGTGCGGAGCGGTGGAACCCCTGGAGGCCGAACCAGTGGAGACCCCGGCGGACAAGGGGCTGCTCCCCGGCATGACCCCCGACGGGGCGGGCGCGGGGCCGGACGGCACGTCCACCGGTCTGAGGGGCAAGCGGAGGGTCTGCCCCTACTGCGGCGGCGACAAGTGGGAGGAGGCCAAGGAGGAGTATGAGGAGGTCTATGTCCCCATACCCCGCAGCGACGGCACCGAGATTCCGGGGGCGCGGCCGGTGGAAGTTGTCACCGATACAGTGGACGAGCTGGGCCTGCCCGCGGTGGCGGTGGTGCAGGAGCCGACTCGGATTCCCTTCTACAAGCCGGACATCTACCCGGTCATCCTCCAAAAGAATGTGAGCGTGTACGGCAGGTTCTTGGGGGACAGCGATCTGGACAAAATCTCCGATCAGCAGAACACCACCAACCGCATCGAGGCCAAGATCATCGACAAGCTCACCAAGTCGGGCAGCTACATAAGCCTCCCCAACGACGCCAAGATCCGCTACGACGAGGAGGACATGAAGAAGATCTATCTCTCCAGCCCGGCGGACAAGTCCTATCTGGACGTGTACGACCTCCAGGGCGACATCGAGCAGGACATGGCCTATCTGAGCCAGGTCTACGAGGAGGCGCGGCAGGTCATCGGCATCACCGATTCCTTCCAGGGCCGCAAGGATTCCACGGCCACCAGCGGGACGGCCAAGGAGTTCTCCGCCGCCCAGGCCGCCGGACGGCTGGAGTCAAAACGGGTCATGAAGAACGCGGCCTACGCGGCGCTCTTTGAGGCCATGTTCAAGTTTAAGCTGGCCTACGCCGACGAGCCGCGGCCTGTGGTCTCCCACGACATCGAGGGCCGGGCCGAGTACCGGCAGTTCAACCGCTACGACTTCCTGGAGCAGGACGAGACGGGGGAGTGGCGGTGGATTGACGATTTCCTCTTTTCCTGCGACACATCCGCCCCCCTTGCCAACAACCGGGAGGCCATGTGGCAGGAGACGCGGATGAACCTCCAGACCGGGGCGTTCGGCGACCCGACCAACCTCAAGACCCTGATCCTTTTTTGGACGAAGATGGAGCTGCTGCACTATCCGGGCGCGGGCGACACCAAGACCTATCTGGAGCAGGAGTACCAACAGCAGCAGGCCATGATGCAGCAGCAAATGGCAATGCAGCAACAGCAGATGCAGATGCAGGCGGTACAGGACACCGTATCCAGGGCGCGGGAGGAGGCGGCCAGGGATGCGCAGCCCATAGGCCCGCGGGCGGCCACAAGGGCCGCCCCTACGATGTCAGTAGGACAGGGACAGCCCGGCCCCTAAATGGGGCCCCCGCGCGAGCCCAGAGAAAAGCGCGGAGCGCCCGGGAGCAGGGCAACAGCGAGACCCGCAGGCGAAAAAGCAGTTGCACCGCAGGTGCAAGGTGTTTTTCGCGGAGGGACGAGCAGTTGCCCGTCGCGGAGGGCGCGTAGCGTGACAAAAGCGGGGCGTGTGGGGAACATAGTTTGCGACGACGAGCGCACGCCAACAGCGCAGAAATGGCAAATCCAGAGGAAAGGAGGCGCGCAGTATGGCGAACGGATACATCGGCAAGGTCAGCCACAGCGGTGTGCAGAAGGTCACCGCCCCCAACCCTGCCACAGGCAAGAAGGGGAACGGCACCGTTAAGAAGGGCAACGACCTGAGAACGGGCAAGTAATAGGGCGAAAGGAGACCATACATGGAAATCGACTACGGCGCGGTATTTGACGTAGAAGTACCGGAGACCACTACAGGCGCAGAAGAGACGGAGATCGCCGCCCCGTCGGAGGAGACCGGCACAACTACGGCCACCGCACAAGGCGCAGAAGAGCAGGAGGCCGCCGCCCCTGCCGTAGAGGAAACGGAAGAGTCCGAACAGCCTCAGGCGGAGGCACCGGAGCAGGAACCCAAAACCGACCGCGACGCACAGTTTGCCGCAGCCCGCCGCAAGGCGGAGGCGGAACGGGACGCCGCTATTGCCCAGGCCAAAGAGGACGCCCAGAAGCAGGTGGACGAATTTTTCAAAACCTCGGGGCTGATGAATCCGTACACCGGCCAGCCCATCACCACCAGAGCGGAGTATGAGGCATACCGGGAGCGATTCGAGGCCGACCAGAAGGCCAAGCTCATGGAGAAGGCGGGCATTACCCAGGAGGAGTTCCAGGCGTTTGTCCAGGGCCTCCCGGAGGTGCGGGCGGCCCGGCAGGCCAAAGCCGAGGCGGAGGCCGCCGCAAGGCAGGCCAGAGAGCAGGAGGCAAAGGCAAGGGTGGACGAGCAGCTCCGGCAGATTCGGGCCATCGACCCCACGGTCAAGGAGCTGGGTGATCTGGCGAAGCTGGACACCTATCCCAAGCTGTACGACATGGTCAAGCGGGGCTACTCCATCCTGGACGCCTACCGTTTGGCGAACTATGACACGCTGACCCAGCGGGCCGCGGAGGCCAGCCGGAAGGCGGCCATCAACTCCGTGCAGAGCAAGCAGCACCTGAAAGCCACCGAGAGCCGCGGCGGCGGGGCGATTCCCGTCCCAGACAGCGTCCTTGAGGAGTACCGGGTGCTGAACCCCGGCGCGACCAAAGAGGAGATCCAGAAGCACTATCAAAGCTACATGAAGAACAGCCGAAAGGAGCAATAAAATGGCATTTCTCATTCAGCAGGTAGACGGGGGCAGAATCCCCGGCATCGAGTACCTGCCCGCGGGGGCCATCACCCCTAAAGTGGGCATGGCCCTGACACAGACAGGGGGCAATCTGGCGGTTACCAGCGGCACCACCACCCCCACCTACATCAGCATGGTTGAGATGGACAAGGCGTGCACCGCGGGCGACATCATCCCCGTGCTGCGGGTGCTGCCCGATATGATGTTTGAGACCACCTTCCAGGCCGCCGCATCGGCGATCAAGCTGGGCGACAAGGTGACGCTGCACACCGACGGCCTACAGGTCACCGCTACCAAGACGAACGGTGTGGCCGAGGTGGTTGGCATGGACGGCACCGCCGCAGGCGACCGGGTGCGCGTCCGTTTCCCCGCCGTAGTCAATATCACGCAGAGCGGCGGTTAACAGAAGGGAGAGAAGATATATGGCTGGCATTACGTTTACCGAGGGCTCCGGCCTCCAGGACAGCATTTTTGGCAAGTCCCAGGCCCCGATCCGCATGTTCCTGGAGAAGCGGGGCGAGGCGTTCGAGCAGCAGAGCATGCTCAAGGAGCTGTTCAATATGGAGAACTCCAACAAATGGGCCGAGAAGATGGGCACCATGACCGCCATGGAGGGCTTCCAGCCCGTGGGAGAGAACGGAACCTATCCCCTGGACAGCATGCAGGAGGGCTTCGACAAAACCCTGGAGCACATGACCTGGAAGGACTCCTTCTCCATGTCCCAGGAGATTGTGGAGGACGCAAAGCTGATGGATCTGCGCAAGCGGCCCGCCCAGTTTATCGCCGGGTATTACCGCACCCGGGAGAAGTTCGGCGCGGCCCTGTACGGCGCGGCCATCACGGGCAAGACTTCTGTAAGCTTCCACGGCCGCACCTTTGACGCCAAGGGCGCGGACGGCAAGGCCCTGTTCGACAAGGCCCACCCCTCCGCCCTGGAGCGCAACAAGGGTACCCAGTCCAACCAGTTTGCGGACGCCTTCTCCAACGACGCCCTCGGCGCTATGGAGACGGCCATGCAGGACTTCCGGGGGGACAACGGCGAGATTCTGGACGTGGCCCCCGACACTATTCTGATCCCAAACAACTACAAGCTCAAGAAGGACGTGTTCGCCGCCATCGGCGCGGACAAGGACCCCACCACCTCCAACAACGGCTTTAACTATCAGTATGGCCGGTGGTCGGTGATCATCTGGCCCTACCTCAACCAGTTCATTACCGCCGATACGTCTCCCTGGGTGCTGCTGGACAGCCGGTACAACGAGCAGTACGGTGGTGCCATGTGGTTTGACCGCGTGCAGCTCAACGTGCGCAGTGAGATTGACCCCGGCAACGACGCCAACGTGTGGAAGGGCCGCGCCCGGTTCACTGCTGGTTTTAACGACTGGCGCTTCGCCGCGGTGGGCGGCGTGACGGGCGGCACTCAACTTATCGGCGGCTGACAGTACAAAGGCCGGGCGGCGGCAAATCCGCCGCCCGGCTTTCAGATAGGAGGGATAACATGACCGTATCACAGGTGATACAGGCGGTGGACGAGGTCAAGCCGAACGCCTTTTCCAACGAGGAAAAGACCCGGTGGCTCAATGAGGTGGAGGGAATGGTGCAGACGGAGGTGCTTCTGTTTGCCAGCGAGGAGGTCATCACCTATTCCTACGAGCAGGACAAGGACGCGGAGCTCCTGGTACAGCCGCCCCACGACAAGCTCTATCCGGCCTATCTGGAGGCCCGTGTGGACTACGCCAACGGGGAGTATGAAAAGTACCAGAACACGATGCAGATGTTTAACGCCTTTTTCGGCGAGTTTATCCGGTGGTTCGCCCTGACCTACAGCCCGGCGGACACCCACGGGGAGGTCTACTATGGAGTGTAACGAACAGGGAAAGCGCTGGCGCGGCTACTATATCACCGCCTACGGAATCGCCGTTAAGCACGGATTCAAGGGCACGGAGGCGGAGTGGCTGGAGACGTTGAAGGGCGACAAGGTGCAGCTCCGCTACAACGAGGACACCAAGACTCTGGAATGGAAATATGAGGACGCGGACGAATGGCTCGAACTCATGGATATCAATGCGCTCCAGGGAGAGGTCGTCACAGAGGTGCTCGAACAGGCTACCGCCGCAAAGGAGGCGGCGGAAACAGCACAGGCGGGTGCGGAAGCGGCGCAGGAAGCCGCCGAGTCGGCCCGGACGGGTGCGGAAACCGCCGCGGCCTCTGCGGCTGAGCAGGCGGCAGCCGCAGGAAAGAGCGCCGCGGCTGCGGCGCAGGATGCGCAGAATGCCGCAGCCGCGAAGACGGGAGCGGAGAGCGCGAGAGACGCCGCAGAGGCAGCAAAGAGCGAAGCGCAGGAATCGGCGGCTTCTGCCCAGGAGAGCGCCGCCACGGCGCGGCAGGAAGCAGGGAAGGCCGTGGACAGCGCCGCGGCGGCGGCGGGCAGCGCAGAAGATGCGGCGAAAAGCGCGGAGGCAGCGGAAGCTGCTCAAAAGGCGGTATCGGATTCGGCCACAGCGGCAGAAGCCGCGCGCAAGGCGGCAGAGGCGGCCGCGGCCCAGGCGGCCGGAGATGCGGATGCCGCAGAGGAAAGCGCATTGGCAGCAGCGGGCAGCGCCTCCACGGCGTCGCAAAAAGCGGAAGATGCAGGCGCGAGCGCGGTAGCGGCGGCGGGAAGTGCATCCCAGGCTTCCGAAAGCGCGGCCCAGGCAGGCAAGAGCGCAGAGGGGGCGGCGGCCTCCAGAGACGCTGCGGTTATGGCCCAGGGCAAGGCGGAGACTGCACGGACGGCGGCGGAATCTGCAAAGACAGCCGCAGAGGCGGCGAGAGATTCCGCGGTCACGGCTTCGGAGACAGCGGTGAGTGCGAAGGAAACCGCAGTCAGCGCCAAGAACGGCGCAGAGGCGGCGGCTGGAAATGCAAGTGATTCCGCCGGAGAGGCTGCGGCCAGCGCGGAGCTGGCCGGGCAAAAGGCTGCCGCGGCGGAGAAGAGCGCGGAAGCGGCTGCCGCCAGCGCCGCATCCATCGGTCAGGCGGAGGAAAATGCCGCGGCATCCGCCACGGAGGCGGAGAGCTGGGCGGTGGGCGGAACCGGAACGCGGGAAGGGGAGGACACCAACAACGCCAAATACTGGTCTGCACGGGCCCAGGACGCGGCGGGCGGCGGTGTGACCTCCTTCAACAACCGGACAGGAGCGGTGAAACCGGCCAAGGGAGATTACACCGCCAGTCTTGTGACCTTCACCGACGGACAGACCTTCCAGGAGAAGTATGAATCCGGAGAGCTGACAGGCCCCGCCGGAGCAGACGGCGCGCCAGGTTCCCCCGGCCCAGCCGGGGCACCGGGCGAACAGGGGCCTTCTGGCCCGGCTGGCCCCACGGGCCCCCAGGGGCCCAAAGGTGATCCCGGAGAGGCCGGGGCGGATGGAGCACAAGGCCCACAGGGCCCGGAAGGGCCTGCTGGGCCGACCGGCCCGAAGGGGGATCCGGGACAAGATGGGCCCGCTGGCCCGGCCGGAGCAGATGGGGCACCCGGTAAGGATGCAACAATAAACGGTGTAAACGCTCTGACCATTCAGGGCGGCACACGGGTGAAAGCGGCTCAACAGGGAAACACTCTGACATTGGATACACCAGATGCCGTCACTGTTCCCGGCGGCGGCACGATGCAGATGGGGGAGAGCCTGGGCGAAGGGCCGTACACCATCGAAGTAACCGAAGACGGAGAGGGCGGCGACCTCTTGGCCGAACAGGTGGGCTACAGCAACACGGGTAGCGGCCTGGAGGCTACAAACGTGCAGGGGGCTATCGACGAGCTGGCGGGCAGAGGTAGCAGCGGTGTGATCACCTTCAACGGACGATCTGGTGCAGTTGTCCCCCAGGAGGGGGATTACACGGCTAATATGGTTGGGGCTTTACCAAACAGTACAAAGCTGGCAGACCTACCAACAGACGAAAGCCACAGAACAGTAAGCGATACAGAAAAAAGCGCTTGGAACAGCAAAGGAGATCCGGCCAAGAGCACCACAATTACTCTGCTGTCCAGCGGGTGGACGCAAGGTGGGAACGGAAGGTACAGCCAGACGGTTTCCTGCTCCATTGTGGCGGCAGACACAGCGGTAGTGAGTGTAGACGTAGCGCTGAGTGGTACAGATTTGGACGCGGACGCAGAGGCGCTGAACGCCTGGATGGGGCCATCAGCGCAGAACGCCGTGCAGGGAGCTGGGATACTGACCTTTTACGCGGCAGAGGCCCCGGCCGTCAACATCCCGGTCAATGTGGGGGTGGGATGATGGTGTTCTTGCATAGGGGCGGCCCAACTGGGGATATGGGGATCTCTGCTGGTGATTTGGAGATAGGACAGGTAGTACATCTAAATGAAAGCGGGGTCCCGATTGACTATCTGGTAGTACATCAGGGCATACCGTCCAATCTATATGATGCATCGTGTGAGGGGACATGGTTGCTACGGAAGGACATCCGTGAGATGGGACCGTTTAACTCTGGTGGAGGAAATGCGCTTCCTGGTTCCAGCATTTTGAGCACTATGTCTGGATATATGAAGGACTACGATTTGCCAGTTCAAGCAGCCATTAAAACTGTGAAAGTGCCGTATTGTGTTTGGAATGGTTCTGCTACAGTTAACAGCGGAGAAAACGGTCTGCAATGCCGAGTATTTCCAATAAGCGGATATGAAATTGGATTAAATAACAGCCTGTCCTCATACCTCCCAATAGATGGAGCAAAACTATCTTACTTTATTGATGGTGATGGCGCTGATGCTAGGAGCAAAAGAATTGCGAAATTCAACATGACGAATGGGCTTTACTGGACACGTTCTCCATCAAATGCGAATAATATTGGTAATTGGTACATCTCCGTTGATGGAAGTTATGGTAATGGCTATTCCTATAATTCCTACGGTATCCGCCCCGCCTTAATCCTCCCTTACGACTTTAAATTCCTAAAATCAGAGGTGTCCTGATGGTATATGTATCGCGCTTTTTTGTTCCTGCTTCAAGCGGTATTTCTGCGGGCGACCTTGAGGTCGGAAAGATTGTGCGGCTCAACGAGAAAGGAACCCCGGTGGACTATCTGGTGGTTAACCAGGGGATACCGGAGGACAGCCCTCTTTATGATGCGTCCTGCGAAGGGACATGGCTATTGAGGAAAGACATTTCTGAAAATCGGATATGGGATTCCGGAGAAGTCAACAACCTGGAGCAATCCGATATCCAGAGCTGGCTAAACGGCACAATGCTTTTGAAGTACGATTCTAACATTAAGTCGGCCCTCAAGCAGGTTAAAATCCCGTATCGGCAGGAAGGCGGAATAGGAGGAACAGACAGCACCGGAGCAAATGGGCTGTCTTGCAAGATTTTTCTGCTGTCCGGCTATGAAGTCGGATGGAGCACCATTACGAGCCCATACTTCCCTGTAGATGGTGCAAAACTGACCTACTTCGAGTCCGGCACAAATTCATTAGCCAACAGCAAACGGGTTGCAAATCGAAATGGTAATGCTGAAAACTGGTGGCTCCGCTCTCCGTACACCAACGATGCCAACTACGTGTGGTATACCCGAACTAACGGTGACAGCAGCATCTGGAGAGCAAACACTTACGCAGGCATCCGCCCCGCTTTGATCCTTCCTTACGACTTCCAATTTACCAAAAAGGAGGTGTCGGCCTGATGGTGTTCTTCATGTCAAGAGGGCTACCCCCCAACAAAACATATGACCCTGTGTTTGCAAACAATGACTGGGCCGCTATCATCGAGGCATGCCACGCCAATGAGGTGCCGGACACCTGGGTATCTGATGGCTCCTGCTACAAGGACATGGACATCGGCGGCAAGGCGTATCGTATCGACATCATCGGGAAGAACCACGATGATCTGGCCGATGGGACGGGCAAAGCGCCTCTGACCTTCCAGATGCACGACTGTTACGACACCACCTACCAGATGAACAGCAGCAACACCAATGCGGGCGGCTGGCGGGATTGCCAGATGAGGACGCAGACCATGCCCGCGCTGAAAGCCCTGCTTCTGGCGGAGGTGCAGGCGGGGATTAGAGCGGTGAACAAGTTAACCAGCGCAGGGAATCAGAGCCCAAGCATTGTGACCACCAGCGATGAATTGTTCCTGCTGTCAGAAATCGAAATTTTCGGCAGCACCACCTACTCCTTCGCTGGAGAGGGCCTCCAGTATGACTACTACAAGGCGGGCAATAGCAAGGTCAAAAATCGGAACGGCAGCGCGGACTTCTGGTTTGAGCGCTCTTCGTTTTCTCAAAACACCTCCGACTTCTGTGATGTCCACAGGACTGGAAGTGCTTTCTGGCACGGTGCCTATAACCGGATTTGCGTAGCCTTCAGTTTCTGCTTCTAGGAGGTAACATGTACTTAAAAATCGGCGAAAAGCAATACAGTGTCTCCCGCCGGGTTGTGACAGAGGATACCATCAAATATCTTTCGGTCACGCCTGACCCCGGAGAGGTGACAGGCAAAATCCAGATGTACCGGGATGATGGGTTTCTTTTTTCAGAGGATGATGCAGGGAACTATACCCGGCAGACCTACGCTGGTACGCTGCTTACCCTGACCAACAAGCCAGTCCCAGAGCCAGCTCCCCAACCGTCAGCGCCAAACATGCAGTCACAGTACGCCGCCGCTATGAGGGCCTACGCGGCCACCAGCACGGCTATCCCCGACACCTACGCCCTGGACATGCCCGATCTGTTTCCCACCTGGGCGGTGGTACTGGCAGACGGCGAGGAACTGCCTGCGGGCCGTATCCTCAACGACGGCGGCCAGCTCTACCGGGTGGTGCAGGCGGTAACTCCTCAAGAGGAGATGCCCCCGCACGACGACGGCATGCTCGCCATCTACCGGCCTATTGACCGCGAGCACGCTGGCACAGCGGACGACCCCATCCCGTGGGTGTACGGCATGGACTGCCACGCGGGCAAGCACTACAGCTACAACGGCAAGGTCTACAAGGTGGCCGAGGGCGGGGACATGATTCCCTGCACGTGGGCCCCGGATACCCCGGATATGTGGCAATGGGTGGAGGTGTAGCACATGGCTATCGTTGTAAACGGCAAAAAAGTTGCCGGGGTGGGCCTGCCTGGCAAGGACGGAGCTCCAGGGGCAGACGGCAAGGATGGTGCACCTGGAAAGTCCGCCTATCAGGCGGCAAAAGAGAAAGGATATACCGGAACCGAAGAGGAGTTTAACACCGCTCTGGCTGGTATGCAAAGTGCTCCATTCCTGCCGCTGGCTGGCGGCGTAGTAACTGGCAACCTTATATTAGGGGTAGATAGTTCTAGTGGGAGTGCCTTATATATTGGGAGTGAAAACGGAGCACAGGTTGTATTTGATTCCACGTGGGGACTTAGAGTTCTCGCAGATACGATCATTTTCGGTCAGAACTCCAATGATCAGAAGCCGCTTATTTTCCATAACGGCCAGATCAAAAACTTGTCATTGCCGGGAAGTCCAAACGACGCCGCCAACAAGCAGTACGTGGATGGCTTGGTGGGTGACATCAACGCCGCGCTGGACGCCATCAATGGGGAGGTAGTCTGATGGGTACGACCGCGGACAAGCTGGCCTATCTCAGCGCTACAAAGGACACCCTAAAGGCCAACCTCACGGCCAAGGGCGTGGAGGTACCAGAAGGCACCACATTTCGCAGAATGGCGGAGATGGTGGGGGAGATTCCGGTTGCATCCACACACACAGTAGGTGTGACTGTAACCGATGGGGTCTATAGCATCACCATTGATGGACAAACGCTTTACGAAGGGGGAACCTATGACCTTGAAGCGCAACCGGGTGAATACATTTATTTCGGGATTTCCTCCGATGTCGGATGGGCCGTTTATGGAGCTGAAACCGGGATTGGAATACCGACTGCGAACGGAAGGTCTCCGGCAGCACTGACCAGAGTTCCACCGACAGTGACAGACCTCTATTTTATAATGCCAGACGAAGATGTTTTACTAGAGGGGGGGGTGTAGGCGACCATGAGTAAGCTCATTACATATGTCCCGCTCTCGTCCGTGGAGCGGATTGAGTTGAGAGTCACCAACTGCCGCAAGACGCTCTCTCAGGTCAAGGCAGAGACCAAGGC